AGTTTGAGAGGGAGTCTGAATGGAGAAAGTTCGACATCAACAGTGACACCAATGACTCGGTAGACTGGAAGAGGCCCATCGGCGCGGACATCTACGCCGGAGAGCATAAATACGACGATGAACTAGACAGCTCTTACTAAGCGCAACCGGGGCGGCTTCGGTCGCCCCACCTTAACCAAGGAGACAGACCATGTGTGACAACATCATCACAATCCTCAACATCACGGAGATCGAAAATGCCTGACATCCACTGCAGACACTGCGGCGAACCTTGGGATATCTACGAGCTGCACGAAGTATACGTCGGCGGCTCCCGCGGATCCAAGAAAGTCCCCTACAAACAAGCCGCCCAGCTCTTCCGAGAGCTCGGATGCGGCGCTTTCCAAACCGGACAGCGCTGCACAAACGACGTCGTAGACCCAGCCGTCGCCGAACACTCCGGCGTGCTCCAAGACATGCTTGAGTACCCAGACGAGTGGATCCTCGACTAGTACTATCATACCGCCCGGGCACCAAGCTCGGGCGGTCTCCCTCAGAAAAACAGCGCGCCGCGCCGCAGGCGCGGTCGCATTGCGCGCCGTACGCGCGCTCCAGGACCTTCGGCCCTGGAAACGGAGTTCGCTTCGCTCACAAAGTATGTGATCCTCGGTCCTTCGGACCTTGGATCGAGGCTCAACGCCTCAGAAAATGCGCGCGAAAGGCCGCAAGACTGCGCGCGATGGGCCGCAAGACTATCGCCACCGGTCCCGATAATGATCCACTAACCGCGAACCAAGGGCCTCGATCATCGATCCAACACTCTCGAACCTCGAACCTTTGCCCGCAATCAACCCGCCACGCGCTAAAGCCGGCCCCTGATCCCCCTCAAATAAAAACACCAAGCGAGAAGAGAGGCTCTTGACCAAGAAAAAACTTAGACCACCGCGAGCGTAATAAGCCATATGCCACGCAACCTGATGGGGTGTTATGCGGAGGGCGTTACTCTTGCTTACTTTGAGTTCCGCCCAAAACGGCATTCCGTCCCATACAACATGGACGTCAGGAACGCCGCCGCCATGGCTGTTTTCAATCCTCGTCGCGAACGCTTCCTTTGGCATATTCTGCCGGATCGTAGCCCAAAAGTTCGCCTCCGGTCCCTTGCTCATCGACCACCTCCGCGTCTTCCACACCGTCCTGTATTATGAACGCCTGAGGATATTTCTGTTGCAGAACAGCGAGGCGCGAAACGATCTCATCTCGGGACAGCTGGTCCATCGTGTTGATGTTCTCTCGACGATCGATCGTCAAGCCGCCAAGCGCAGATCGGATCTTCTCTGCGTTCACCGCCGCCGAAAACTGCCCTGCATCCTCGGCCCCACGAGACAGGTGGTAGAAGCGTTCCAGCTGGCCAAGAGTTGTCACCCCGTAGCGGCGCTCCCGCTCGTCACGCAGTTCAGCGATGTATTCCACAACATGTGGGTAGTCTCTACCGTTTAACAGAACAGAGGCCTGCTTCGCAGCAAGGTCTGGAGAGTATCCCGCCTTCCGCGCACACTCAGCGTTGGAGTAGATCCCCTCCACGATGTGCTTCGCAAACGTCACCTGACGAGCGGTCAGGGTGCGATCATGCTGCTTCTCAATCTTCTTCTTCACTGACGGCATTGAGCCCTCCTGCAAGCCATGTTATAAACGCTTGTGCTGACACGATAATATACCAAAACGAGGCCAGCAACTGTTTACAAAGCGGGTTAGCCCACCGTAAACAGCCCCACCAAAAGGCCAACAAAATAACGACGCAACTGTTTACGGTTGTGTTTACACTTCATTTTCAAAGTGTAAACAGTGTAAACAGCGAATCACCCCTACAGTTGAAAGCCACCTCCCCGCGCATCTTTCGCGTGTCCTGTTTACATTTCAAGCGTAAACAGTTTACGGAGAACAAATGCAGAACTGTAAACACCCTTTTCCCAATGATTTCAGGCCCTTATAGGGTGTTTTTCCACAGGTGTTTACGCTGTTTACACTTTTTTTAAAAACGCAGGGCAACTTTTTATTTTTTCTGTAGAAATACTTCCTATACAGAAAAAGCCCCTTGGACCAAGGTCCGAGGTCCGCGCTGCTCGTTCCAGCTGTCCGCGCTGCTCGTTCCCCGCAACTACTCCCCCTGCACAAAAGCGCTTGCTTTGTCTACATAAGTCCGATACACTTTCAGTGTAGTCAATCAACCAAGGAGACTAAGATGTACATCGTAGTTTATACAGACAAGAACCGTGTGATCGATCGTTACATCGACCGCTTTGTTCTGTTTGATACCGCTGCTGAGGCGCAGGAGGCCATTGATCATCTGAAGAGCAAGCCGGAGGTTTATTGCTGGGCGCTGACGAAGGTCATGGATGCGTCGGAGCCTCACTGGACGGACGACGATGGCTGGCCCAAGGCGAAGCGTCCATTCACGCAGGATCACATGCGCCCGATGGATGAGATCTTGGACGAGGCCTTTGCGGCGGTGTTCAAGGAGGAGACGTCATGATCAAGGTCCCATCGTTAATAGAGGAGGAACTAAAGGCCTGTGGAGTGCCGTATGAGATCAAGGACGGCAGCAAGCACGTTAAGATATATCTAGGCGGGAGACTGATTGCGATTAGCCCAAAAGGCAAGAATGTGAGACAGTCGAAAGACAGGCGGGCACTTCTCAATATACGAGCGCAGATCCGCAGAGTAGCCAAGGAGATAACAGAATGAAAATGACCAACCACATTATCTATCTGCAAGAGACCTACCAGATGGAGGAATGCCCTCAGTGCCGAGGTGCGGGGCAGTTGGAGTATGACGTCCCGAAGCCGCATGCCGGTGGCTTCAACGAGGGCTACATCGACACGGAATGGGGCGACTGCGAATTGTGCGAGGGCCGAGGAGAGGTGATCAAGCCCTGCCCTGCGTGTGGCGAGGACATGAGTTTGTGGGACACAATGCATGGGATCGTGTGCCAAGCTTGTCAGGAGGAAGAGGCATGAAGTGGTTTACGCTGCTGGTCTTCACCTATGTGTACGAGGGTGAGGAGTTGAGGACGCCGATCCTGTTCAAGGACGAGGAGACGTGTGAGGTTGCGCTGCGGGCTGCGAATCCGTTGTACGGGGTGCTCTATGGGGTGTACCGTAACAGCATGGTTTCGTGTGAGCGCACAGACATAGCGTCTGGGTACACGGTTCGTCCGAAGGCGCGGCCATGGAAGTAAAGTTCTGCCTTCTGCACTGGCCTCGGAACCCAGAGTCCCTCGAACTATGGCAGCAGGTCCACGCCTTGGCGATGCAGGGTCTGACGGCTCGTGAGATTGCGGAGCGTCTGGATATCACAGTCAATGTCGCAACGCAGCGCGTTTCTCACCTCGTGCGTCACGGCCTGCTGCCCAAGGCGGCGGAGCGCAAGGCCAAGCGTCGGAAAGAAGCGTGGTCCAAGGTTCGACGTCTGACATACGAGCACGGGAAGCTGCATGGATCGATGAGCCAAGTCATCGACTGCCTGAACATCGATCAGGCGGAGTGGTTGTTCAACAATACGCCGGCGGGTGCGACGGTGGCTGAGTTCATCGCATCTATTATCGTGGATACATATGAGGAGGAGAGAGATGGGGATTGATACGAAAATGAAAATCCTAGTTGCCTGCGAGTATTCTGGTCGTGTTCGTGACGCCTTTATCGACAGAGGGCATGACGCAATTTCGTGCGATCTGCTGCCGACTGACGCAGAAGGACCGCACTATCAGGGCGATGTGCTTGATATGCTTAATCAACCGTGGGATTTAATCGTCATGCACCCCCCATGCACAGCTTTGACTGTGGCAGGGAATAGCACCTACGGGGAAGGCCAACCAAAATACGCAGAGAGACTTGCTGCTGTGGAGTGGACAGTAGCGCTGTGGGAAAAGGCCAAGTCGGTATCACCGCGCGTCTGCTTGGAAAACCCAGTTGGTGTTCTGCGGCGTCTTGGTGGTATGCCAGCGCCGCAGTTCGTGCAGCCCTATCAATTCGGACACATGGAACAAAAGAAGACCGGATTGTTTTTGCACGGTCTGCCGAAATTGGTCGAGACAAACAACGTCTACGCCGAAATGATGAAGCTGCCGAAGAATAAACGTGAAAGGTTGCATTACCTGCCGCCATCCTCCGACCGATGGAAACTCCGCAGCATCACATACCAAGGAATTGCTGATGCAATGGCAAATCAATGGACTGCACATGGGGGCGGGCAATGAAACGATCTGGCAATATCGTGGCAGACATAAAGGCTGCCGTGGACCCTGCAAATTATGACCTTACCAGAGCGGAAGGTCGCGCCGATTTTGATGATGCATTGCGAGCAGAAATATCTCGTCGCGCACCTGACGATGAAAAGCTGCGACGGCATGCTGGCGACATGCTTGGCATGTGGCGGCGGGAACTGTTTTGGGTGGAGGATCAGGGATGAGTGACGATCTGGAAACCAAGCTGGCGAACCTGATCGCTGGCGCGGAGACCGTGCTTGAGGAGTGGGATCGCGGCGATGAAGCCGCGTTCCGAGAGGCGATTGAAGAGATGCGCGCTGACGTAGCAGCGGCGAAAGGAGAGAAGTGATGAGTGACGTTGCCCGCCAATCCATGATGACGCCAGCCCATCAGGGGGAGTATCGGTTTCTCAAGGCGCAGGTCGATAGGCTGCAAGACGAGGTGTTCCGCAGGGACGCAGATCCGAGGGCTCAGGAGCGCCTGTTCTACGCACGGGAAGACCTCCGCCAGTTTGTATTGGCGCGTCGTCGAGAGGGCGTGAACATCTGAGATTTCGTGCGGGACGCAGTTCCACTATCAAGGAGGAGAAATGGATCCAAGACTAACGAACGTATCGTCGGGAGTTGGAGTACTACAAACATCAGGCCAGCAAAGGAGTCACCTATGAGCCAAACTTCTGATCTCACCGAAAATATTTTGGTAAAGAACGTCCTCATTGAGAACATCAGCTATGCGCGCAGTGCGTTTGGTGTGACGGCTGCTGGGGAGCAGGTCTTCATCAGCAACCGGATCGTCGACCGCCTCGGGCTTGAGACCGACATGGTTGTCAGCATGGAACTTCTCCCGAATTATCCGGACAAGCGGGAGCAGATCCCGTGGCGCGCGGTTCGGGTTAACATGGAGAAGGGGCCTGAGCCTACGCCCGCGACCCCCATCGACAAGGGCAAACTTATCGTTGATCTGATCGAGGACTACGGGCCCCTGCGGACGGCGACGATTGCAAGGCACCTCAATCTTACAGTGGACGAGGTATCGACTCTTCTCACTGGTCTCTTTTCGGAGAAGCGCATTGCCATGGCCGAGGTCTACAGCGATCCGGTCCAGAAACGGGCGTCAATTAGGGTGTGGGGGATTGACATCAACGACTTCGACCTGTCTATTGGTGACACCGACTGACCTCACCGCTGACTACGGGCCCCGCAAGGGGCCCTTTTTTATCGCAGTCGGGTTTCGTTGGGCTTGCCGATCTTACCGAGGCGCGTCCGCTCTGGCTCCTTGGAGTAGCCACGGACTACAGTTGCGTTCGTCCGTGCCGATCCATTCTTCATAGCCTTGAGCAGGGCCTTGCCGTAATCCGGCAGAAGCCCTGTTAGTCTGTATAGTTCCTTCGCTGCGCCGTCGAGGCTCCGCAGTCCGCGGATGTGATCCACGATCACCTCTATAGCCTCGGGGCTGTATGTGCTCACAGCTTCAGGGGGGTTAGACTTAGCCATTTGCGGGCCTCTTCTCCTAGAACTTTGGCACCGATGTCGATCTTGAAACGCAGAGCGTCGACGATCTTCTCATCGATGGTGCCCTCGCTGATCAAGTCAACGTAGGTCACGGGGTTGCGTTGCCCAATACGATGGGCGCGATCCTCGGATTGGATCCGAGTTTCGAGGTTGAAGTCATTTGCATAGTATACCACAAGGTTCGCTTCTGTCAGCGTCAGACCGTAGCCTGCGGTGGCAGGGTTGCCGACGAAGAAGCGGAGAGGGTGGTTCGGGTTCTGGAAGTTCTTGACGATCTCGTTACGACGATCGTCTGAGGTGTCCCCGAAGTAGGCCGCTGAACTACCTTCACCATACCGCTTGTTCAGCATGTTGGTGATCCCTTGGATGTCGTAGCGGAAGCGCGACCAGATTATCGCCTTGCCGTCATGCTCGTCGAGGATCTCGGACAAAGCGTCCATGCGACGGGATGGGAACGTCAGGATCTCGCCGCTGTCGGTCTTCAAGTGGCCGGACATCACCTGTTGCAGGCGGAGCAGCTGCGTGATCACGGCAGGGGCCGTCACCATCTCGCCGCCGTCAAACATGTGCAGCGCCATCTCTTTGATGTTCTGGTACATCTGGTACTGCTCCTCCGTCAGCGTGACGTAACGAGCAGTGTAGGTCTTCTCGGGTAGATCCAAACAGTCCTTCTTCAACACCCGATAGGAGAACATCTCTATACGAGCGGTCAGTTCGTCTATGTTTTTGTATCCGACGATCTGGGTAAAGGCCTTCGATCCCATCTTCTTCTTGTGGGTCACGGCGTAACGAGCTTGGAAACCCCAGTAGCTCTCGAAGCCCAGGAGCCCAGGGCGAAGGAACTCGCTCTGAGCATAGAGGTCGAGAGGGGATTTGGTCACGGGCGAGCCTGTCAGCAGCCGGCGATAGGCAAAGCCGGACGCTATCTTCATGAGGGCCTTGGTCCGCTTGGCCTTGTGGTTCTTGATCGTGGTCGATTCGTCGATGGCGATCAACCCACGCCGCCCGAACTTATTCGCCAGCCACTGCCCTGCCTGCTGCCCCTTGAGCGAGGAGAAAGCTTCGACGTTCATGACAAAGATTGTCAGGCCCTTGTACGGCGTTTGTACGGATCGGACTTCGTCCTTCTGCTTTTTTGTCCCACCGGATACCCAACGTATCACGCGGTGATACACGTCGTCGGACATGTGCTCGGGGATTTCTTTAGCCACCCAGTTTCGGTACACCCCCTTGGGAGCAATCACCAAGGCAAAGTCGATCTCACCTGCTTGGTACAGCATGCCGATGTTGTCGATCAGGACCTTGGATTTACCTGTACCCATCTCCATGAAGTAGCCAAACTCCTTCTTGTTTGCGCCGACGCTCAGTGCGGTCCGCTGGTGCTCGAAAGGAG